AATGTAATTAAGCCAGTACCTGAAGCAAATGTTAAAACATCACCATCAGATGCGCCTGATTGCAAACCAGGTATTCTTAGAGCTGTTACACTTGCATTACCCAAAGTTATTTCATTTGTAGCGGTAGCTGAACTTGCATCAGCGTCATATCCAATAATAGTTAAATTACTTCCAGTAGTGATTGAATTCCCAGCAAAATAACCTACCGCTGTATTATTACCTCCAGTAGTATAATTTAAAGCTTGATGACCTAAAACCGCATTATTTGAACCAGCATTATTACCTCTTAAAGTATTTGAACCAACAGCGACATTATTAGCGCCAGTACCAGTACCAGTTCCAGATCTCTGACCTACAAATACATTTTGAGCACCAGTATTTCCGTAACCAGCTTGAAAACCTACCATTGTTCTATAAGCTGCAGTTGTGCCACTGTAACCAGCTTGATAGCCTATATTTGTATTATCTGCTCCAGAAGTGTTTGAATAACCAGAATTATGACCTATTGAAACAGTAGCAGCAGCTGTATTAACCCTACCAGATTCTGATCCAATAGCTATTGCATTATTTCCAGTATTTGATATTCCAGCTTCTGAACCTATCAAAACAACGAAACTTCCGCTTGCTGTTGAACGTGCAGCCGATGTTCCAATTATAGTAGCATTGCTGCCAGATGTTTTAGCAAGACCAGCGTTTTTACCAATTATAACATTTGACGCGGCGGTTGTTAAAATTTTACCAGCTGATGTTCCTAATAAAGTATTGTTTGCGCCGCTTGTTAAAGCGTCTCCAGCATTAATACCTAAAATAGTGTTACTTTGAGGGTTGCCACTTAATCCAGCTGGAACTTCTCCAACGTATAAAGAAAGAGTATCAACTAAACAATCACTTAAGCCATTTAAGCTTGTAGCACCACCTGCGGCAGCGGCAGCTAGAACAATTCCTCCCGCTGAAGTTGAATATTGTAAAACGTGTCCATCTGTATTTCCAAGACCTATAATTCTCAGTAGATTATTATTAGCGTTACCTAAAGTTATTTCGTTAGATGCATTTGCGCTTGAAGCATCTGTATCACAACCTATGATAATGTTATTAGAGCCATCGGTTAAACTTGACCCAGAGTTAAAGCCTACCGCAGTATTCTTACCAGTATTCAATACACCACTTAAAGCATCTTTACCAATTGCAGTGTTTTTAGTAGCACCAGAGCCATTTAATAATGACATTGCTTGATAACCTACTGCAGTATTATCAGCACCCGTACCTTGTCCAGTTCCTAAAACTACTTGACCATTACAAGCACGATACCCAATTCCAGTGTTACCCTCACCAGAATTATATTTTCCAGCTTCATAACCTAAATAAGTTCTAAAACTTCCAGTTGTATTATCGTGTCCAGCTTGATAACCAATATTAGTATTAAAAGTTCCCGAAGTTTGTGATGACCCGCTTCTAAAGCCTATTGAAATATGACCTTGTGCAGTATTACTTCTTGCAGCTTTATACCCAACATAAACGGACAAAGTACCACTACTAGTTAGTCCACCCGATTGATATCCTACGGCAGTAGAACCTAAAGAGTTAGTAAATTGTAATGCTGAAGCACCAACAGCAGTATTGCTATTTTGATTATTTATTGATGATAAACTAGCGCTCCCAATAGCTACATTAGTATCTCCCGTAGTTATTGAGTATAAGGCTTGATTACCTAAAGAAGTGTTTGATATTGCATTTACATCAATATTAGGTGGCACATTACCAATTAATTGATTAAATTGAGTATTAACCACACAATCAGTCAAGCCATTCAAATCTGTTGCACCACTAGGTAAATTAGATGGAGCAATCCTTACATTATCAGACCCATTGTAACCCACTACAAATTGTACATTCGCTGAGTCTGTTTGCGCTGTAAATTCTGAAAACTTTTTATTTGCCATTTTTTTTATTTTATATTTCTAAAGTGATATTAATATTTTGTTCAGTAAGTAAGAAATCGCCATTTTCAGCTAATACCTCAAAAAATGGAGTTGGACTACAGCCCGCATAAACTTTATAAACTATTCCCCAATTAACAGTATTATCACAAACACCATCTCCCCACCAACTAACTGCGTATATCTCGTTTGCCATAATTTTTCTTTTTATTTTTATTTACTTTTTTTAAATAAGCTTTTAACTTTTCAATATTTTTTTGTTTTATTTTATATGTCATAATACCCATCCGTTAAAAGTTGCATCATAACTAGGATAAATATCGTCATCTGAATTACTGTTGTATTCGGGATATGTATTTTGATTAAAACTCATAAAATCAATAAATCTTCTAGAATACCATTCTGCATTTGTTCTAGCTTTTTCTACTAAAAAATCAACTTCGTTTTTATCTACTGAAACAGAATTTTCTGAAGTATGTTTAAAAACCCCTCCTTGCTTTATTTGATATGCTGCAATGGATAGTAATTACTTTGTGCATACCATATTAACATTGGTACAATGTAATCGTCTAGTATTGTTTTCCATCTTGCATTTCCTACATCATCAATATTTGGCATTGCCGCTGCCAAACCATTATACAAATCAGTCCCCATAATCTGCTGAACATCAATCTCTTGCGCAATCTTTATAAACTGTATAAATTTGTCAGTCGATATGTTTCCGTCCATTATGGAGTTACGGATTAAATCAGTTCTGTTTATAAATAATACTGTTGCCATATTTTTATTTTATTTTGGGTATGCCCCTCTACCCGCTTGTTTGTCAGTTGCTATTGCTGCCTTTTTATGCCCTCTAGGATTTCTATTTGCATAACTTGGAATTTTTTTTGTTTTTTGGTAATTTCCTAAATTTTCTGAAACCTCTGTGTTACTAGATAACCTATACAATACCCGAACCCATTTATGTTTGCAATAGATACCGCCTTTCAGAGTAAAAATATTATAAGGCATACTTGGTTTGTGCCTAAATTTTACATTGACATCGTCAAAATAACTCGCCTTGTCTATATCTTCAATCCTCCATACAATATCAGACTGGCTCATTTTCATCATATTTTTACAAAAGTCTCTTGATTCTCCGCTTTGCTTCATTCCTTTAGCATATTTATAACGAATTTTGTATAATCCATTTTTAGAATCCAAGTCACTATAAGCAGACCCATCTTTTTTAGATGAAACTTTATCAGCCAAACCGACTAGTTTTTTAATTTTTGAAAGGGTAGTTTCGGGCTTTTCTTTAATTAGGTAATTTGCAAAATCTTCATTTGAAACATCACTATCTTCATCTAATTCAGCAACAAAAACATATTCATCACTCATTTTTTGTCCCGTCTTTGCTAATGAACCCAATATAACTTGAACATCGTTTTTAGATAACTCAGTATTTTTTTCAGCATTTATTGGAATACAATTAGGAACTTCCTTACCATTTTTTTGTTTTGTCCCGTATTGCTCATAGCCATCCCAACAAGGTGCTTTTAGTTCTTCGTGGCTAACGCAAGGCATAAAATAAATAACTCCTTCAACTTCGTGTTCGTGTGAACCACCGCAACCCATTTCTTCAGCTACCTTTTCTGCTTCTTCTTTTGTGTCATATGCTTTTTTTCCATCAATCATTTTAAGATTAAATTTCTGCATTTCAACACCCGTCTCTTCTTCAATAGTTTCTTTATCTTGTAAGCTACTATCTACCTCGGTAAATTCTAGTGGTTGTAAGGTCGTAAAGTATAGGTTTAAGCTAATATCATTAAAAGCTAGTATTTTATCAAAGCTATCTATTAAAAGTTCTTGAAATGGTCTTATAACAGTATTGTCCATTAATAAAGAAGCGGTTTTAATTTCTTCTGCATTATTTCCTAAACCCGAACCATCTTTAATCCCTAATAACATAGGCGATACAATACGATGAGCAACCATTATTTTCTGTGTAGATTCCGAACTCAAAAATTGATATTGATTATGAGCATCCGATAATTGAACGGGAGTTATTTCCGCTTGACTTTCTTTATTATCATTAAACGCGAGAATGAACTTCCCACTATTAGAGCTACCGCTAAATTTAGCAGCTATTTTATTTTCTATTAATTGCCTTTCTTGTTGGTTTGGAGTACCATTGTTAAAGTTGATTAACATCGATGGGCTTAAACCATTTAAAATATTATTAAGGTGGTAATTACTTATCTCCTCTTCGAGCTCACAGTACTGTAATCCTCCTTGGTAATCTACGGGAGAATAGTAATAAAATCCCGCCTTATAAGGTTGAACGTATAATATTTCAATATTTTCTTTTGACATACCAAAAGCGGGTATTCTAGTTGGAATATCTCCCTTTTTATAGTTTGCCCAATCGTTGTAATAATAATATGCGGGTACATCACCATCTTCATTAGCTTTTTCTGCCCTTAAAGTTTCAATAGGAAAGTGCTCAATTTGTGCAATACTCCGTCTGTCCTTAGAATAAATTATTTGAATAGCACATTGACCCATTAATTTTAAGTCATAACATAATTTCCTTACTACATCTTTTTTAAATAAAGAAATCATTTGAGCATACTCATTTGGCTTAGAACTTGAATTTGTAGCATTTAAACCCTTACCATAAATTGCTTGACTAATCCCGTTGATAGCTGCATTATTTGTTGGGCTGCCATTATACCTATCAATTAAATATTGAAAATAGTTATTATCTGCTCCATATTCAATCCAATCTTCACCATTAACTTCTTTAACTTCGGGACTTGTATAAGTACTCAAATTAACAAATCCAAACTCTGACATCTTAGATTCTTTTTTAAATTGCCCTTTATTATCTCTTAATCTTTTCATCTTACTGTGTATGTGTTATCAAAACCATTATAAGTAGTAAACTCTCCATCGTTTAAATCGTAATAATCATTGTTTAATTGATTTATAGTTTGGTCAGTACAGAAAATTCTATCTTTATAAATAGTTTCTCCGCTATAAACAAGTTTTAAATCATAAAAATGATTTTCTACTAATATTGGGCTAAAGGTAGCATTAAAATTTAGATAATTTCCTACGTTTACTGCACCAGTAATACTATAGGTTTTTTCTACATTGGTACTATCGTCTGTAATTGATAACGTAAAAGCAGTGGGATAACTTCTAGGTATTACAGATAATTGTTGTGCTATCGCAGATGTTGTTAGTATAATCATTACTTGTATAACGTAAAAAAATAATTAATTTGTAAAATGAATATATCAAAAAAAAAAGCACCCGAAATGGATGCTTAATTTTCTAACTAAATATTAATATAAATCTGACTATGCAGTTGGGTCAATTTGTAATGCTGAACCAGTTACTGCTGCCGTTAAGAAATAAGGTGCTGTTTCCTCCATTCCCTCGAATGTTAGTGTAAACCCACTTAAATCGCCAGCTGCTGCTCCCGTGACTACAGTTCCGCCCGTACATTCCATCCCGTTATCAAATCCACAAAGGAAGCTATTCCCATAGTAATCTACTACGACAATGTATGGTCTAGCTACTGCAAGTAATTGCAATTCCGCTTGTGTTTTAGCGTCTAAATATGTTAGCGTAAGGTTTAAAGTTTGAGTATAAAAAGTTGTCCCGTTTTCTCTACTACTTGTTACAGTAGTTTCTAAACTAGAATTTCCTTTTACATCATATTCAAACCAAACTGGTGCTGGTGAAGCGTCTACAATAGCAGCTTCTTTTGTAGTAGAGTCTACAGTTACAGAAGCAATAGTTCCATAGTCCGCAAATAATACAGTCTTGATGCCTCCAAAGGCACTTTTACAAGGTACTTTCCTACCCGTTGTTAATATACAAGCCATCGTTTTTTATTGTTTAAAAAAAAAGGGTAAGTAGAATCCTACCTACCCAATTTTATGATTATTAATTATTCTAAGCGTACTCTACTAGATCAGAAGCAATTCCAAATTGAACTCCCGCTGAAAAACGCATTACCATTCTTACATTATCACTCGCATCCAAATCTGCCATATCTAAAACTTTCACGACATTTCTATCATTTAAAAGTCCAGTTCCAAAATATAGATTACTTCTTTGTGCAGCATACATTTTGTTGTCAGACATTCCCGGGCATACAAATATTTTAACTCCATTTACAGTTAAAGAACCATTGTTCCACCATTGAGTTCCCATATTGTTTACACCATTTGCTCCTAAGCCATTTGTTCCAAAACCTCCTAATGCTTGAACATAAAGTTTTGCAGTTTTACTTGGGATATAAAGGAATAAATCTTCCTTACCATATAAAGCAGAAGGTATTTGGTCTACCACTTTAGAAAGCTCGTCGATTACGTTTCCGCTTGTTACTGTAATACCCGTAATTTGTTGGTTTGCTGGAATATCTCCCGCAGCACCCGCAGCAGCGATTAACTTTTCAAAACCATCAAATGAATTTTTAGTACCAGCAGCAGTATCTCCCGCCCAAATACAAAACTCTGTATCTTGTGCAACTTCAGCAGCAACTTGTGCTATCAAAAAGTCAGAAAATATTGGAGGTAAAGTTTGAGCCAATCCAAATCCCATTTGTTGTGCTTCCCAATTGTTTACAAATTCTTGCTTACATAATTGTAAGTTAACTTGTAAGTCAGTTGGTTGGATAATTCTTTCGCTTAATGTGATTGTAGAAGTTGGACTAAAATCACAAGATGCAGCTGCTACAACACCCGTAGTAGCGAACTTAGTAATCACCTCTTTGTAAGCGATATTTGCTTTTACTGTTAGCCCACCATCATCAATAGTTGATGCAGACAATAATGCCGCTGCTATGTACTCTCCCGCAAACTGTCCCGCATACGTAGAAGTTGCGTTTACTGTAGTAGCTAATTTTACATTTTTTAAATTGCTCATTTTTATTTGTTGTTTAATTTATTTAATACTCTACCTAAGGCTGTAGTGTTTCCTTTTCCTTGTGAAAATTTAACTTGTTTTTTTGTTTCTATAACCGCTTCTGGATTATGTTTAATCGGTTTTGAAGCTGCTTCAGAAAACTCTTCTTTTACTGTTCTAGATTTTAAAGGTGCTTGAATCTCATTAGACATTTCTTCTTCTTGAACATCTTCCATTTTAGATTCTTTGTCTCCTTTTAAATCAGCAATAGCATCTTCTAGGTTTTGGATTCTTTTTTCCATTCCCTCCCAATCTGCAACATCTGCCATTTTTTCGTCCTCTTCTTCGTAAGAACTTTTATCTTCCTCTTCTAAATCTTCTGTAATTTCTTCGCCCTCTTCTGTTTCTTTTGATGGTACTTCGTCAGATACTTCTCTAATATCTGCAATCTTACCCTCTTCTTCAACTACAACTAATCTTCCATCTTCTAGTAAATATTCTCCAACGGGCATTGCTACCTTTTCATCGTCGGTTACTATGAAAATTTCTTTTCCTTTTTCAAATGATTCAGCAGTTACTACTGTTCCATTTTCTAACTTCATTTCTTCAAGTTTTACCTCGATATTAAGAAGCGTCTTAATTTGATTTAACATTTCGGTTGATTTCATATTATTTGTATAACGTATTTATATTTATTTTTTGCATTTTCAATCTGTTCTTGATATAACTCCTATGCCTTGCGCCCGTAAAGAACCATCACAACAACTTATTGAATAAGTGTCTGAATCCCAACACAAACAAGCTCTAGAAACCCTATTAGGACTGCTCCTAGACGGAATAATTGTTTCATTGCTTGTTCTGTTTATTTGTTTTCTTCTATTCATTTGTAGATGTTAAAATTTTTTTTATTTTTAGTAACGTCTCTTTATCAATTTTACTTGACATATCTTCTTTAATCGCTTCTTTAGGTCTATCCATTTTATCTGCAAAATAACCCTCAATAGAAAAACCCTTAACTTTATTTGTCTTAACGTATTCATTCCAAATTTCCTCATTATTAACTTTGACCGCACCCATCCAAGTACCAACTGGAACATTTAATCCGTATTTTCTTGACTTGTCTTGTACCTCGTCCTCAACTAACCAGCTTTCAACTAAAGTTAATCCCGATAGCGTTTCATTATGCTCTAGTGTTGTAGAGTTTTGATACCCGTTTTTTAGATACATTTGTGATGCTTTTTGTATCGTATCTTTTGAGAAGAAAATATAATAATCTTCTTCGTTTTCTCCTTTTCTAAAGATTGGTTTATTTGGTATCAATAAAGCACCTAGTAATATTTTTTTCTCCTTTGAAACTTCTGCTAATTTTATCTCTTGGTTATTTAACATAACAAAGTCAGATTCGATTGCGGGTGATTCAACAATAGAAATGGCTTCAATTCCACCATCTTCTTGTTCTTCGTCTAATATTAGTTCAACTATCTTCATAAAAGTATAACGTATTTAATTTTTGTTTTTGCTTTTTATCCTATTGAAGCATCTTCAATTCTATTTCTATCTAATTCTTGTGCGCTTGTAACATCACTAGAAACAACGAATGCTTGAACGGGTTGTTGTGATTGACCGCCTATAGCATCTGCTAATTGATTTGTTCCACTTGCTCCAACAGTACTTAATTGAGGTGGAATAGATACGGGTGCGGGTGCGGGTGGTGAAGCTGGATTAGGTGCGCCACTTCCTTGCGGAGTTTTAACCGATAAAATCTTTTTAACATTAGCAATTCCCGAAATACCTATTGCAGCAGCATTTGCAAATTTTAATGCAGTATCAAATGGGGTAACAGTAGTAGCAGCAAGAGCATCAGAAACACCTCTAAAAGTGTTAATAGTTGCAGCAGCTACTGCAAAGGCTTTTCCCGCAGCAGTTTCTTTTCCCGCTATACCACTAAATGTTTCTAATACTTTAGCGGTATCATCTAAATTCTTTTTTTTCGCTTCTGCTAATTTATCAGATATTTTTTCTTCTGCATCAGCTACCTCTCCCGTTCTTGTTAAATTTGTTTGCCTAGATTCTTCTGTAAATTGGTCTAATGCTATTTGAGCATCTATTTTTGCTTGTGTTCCCGCATTTGCATTATCTACAATAGCTTGTAGTCTTATAGTTTCTTGTTCGGCTTCTAATAAATCAATTTCTTGTAATGCTAATAATCTAGCTAATTCATCTTCTATTTGCTCGGCATTAAATCTTTTTTGAGCAATAGATAATAAACTTTCGCTTTCTCCTTTTGCTTTTGCAATCTCTATAGCTTCCTTGTCTAGTGCGTTTTTATTAACTTGTTGTTCTGACCTAAATCCCGTAACTGTTGCAGCTACTGCTTGTATCTCTGCTTCTGCTTCTAATACCGCAACGTAGTCTTCAGTCTTGCCCGTTAAATCAAATTGTGCTTGTGCTGCTGCTTTTACTAGCTCAGCATTCTTAGTCATTTCTTCTTCTTGCTTATTAAGAATAGCTGCTAATTCATCATTGGCTTTTTTCCTTTCTTCAATACTTTTAGTTTCGTCATCTCTAATTTGCCTTTGTATTTCAGCTTGCCTATCGTATTGTTCTAATAATATTCTAGATTCTGCTGCTGCTACTTGAGCTGACTTTTTTAATGCTTGGTTTGTTTTGGCGGTTTCAATAGCTGCCTCTACACTTACATTTTTTAAGCCCTCAACAACTTGCGTTCCTATTGCTGAAACTTCTGAGACTGCTTCCCCAAAATTATCAACAATTTGTGTTGCAGCTTGGGCTGTTTCTGTTGCTACATCAACAATATTTGATTTTGTTTCTAGTATTGAAGCATTTAATTTATCTATAGTTTCAGTATCACCGCTTCCAAATACGGATTTTTCCCACATTAATTGAGCCTCTTGAACTGCTAATGTAATTCCATAAAAAGCTAATTTAAAAGGCGATAAAACAACAGTAAGAATACCACTCATTACCTTTCCTAAAGCATCAAAATTTTCTGTTGCTGCGGATACGTTTTTATAAATATCAACAAAAACATTTACGACTTGATTAAATACAATTTGAGCGGTTGTAAAAATAAGATTTAAACCATCCATTACCTCTTGGTTTTCTTGTATTGCAGAAGAAACAAATTCAAATGCTTTTTGTAATAGGAATATAATACCCGTAGCTTTGGCAATATTCTTAATAGATACACCTACCTTTTTAATTCCTTTTGCACTATCTTCGGAAGCCTTTTCTACTTTCTTTATAGATTCAGCAGTCTTTTTATTTGCAGTCTCTATTTCTTTTTTATTTGTTTAAAACCCTCTGAAAGCGTTTCTGCTAATTTATATTTACCCTGTGCAATTCTTATATTTTCTGTTTCCCCGTTCACTACCTGCAGCAAATCAATTATATTTTTTATCATAATGTTGTAAATGTTATTGGTGTTGATGCTACTGATGTATTTAATAAGACATCATAAGCAACTATAGTTACCGAATATGTTGTTCCTGTAGTTAATCCTGTAATCGTATCTGAATA